ATGGCAACAAAACCCATCGTCACGCCACTGGCGCTGTCCTGCACCCGAACCGCCACAATTACGCTGCCGTGGTTCGTGCAACATACCGAATACGCCTCCGCACAAGCGACGTTCCGCCCGCTGGTGAACGGCGAGGAGGCGTTTGGCGCGGTCTATGACGCCATCGCCGCCGCCAAGCACAGCGTCGACATCATCTGCTGGGGCTTCCAGCCGTCCATGTACTTCAAGCGGGGCAGCGACGCCCAGGGCACCTTGCCGATCGGCGATCTGCTGGAGGCCATGGGCAAGCAAGGCGTCAAGGTGCGGTTGCTGGTGTGGAGCGATAGCCTGCATCTGGCTCAGTTTTCCGAGAACATGACGCCCGGCAACAACGTGGCCTCGTACCGGTCGGACACACGGAATTCGACGCAGCGCGAACGCGATCAGCTCTGGTACTGGCGTGCCAATTTGAACAACGCCACCAAGGGCTCGGCGGCAAAGTGGTTGACGCCGGGCGGCGCCATGCAGGAGCTTGCCAACGCCATCCGCAATCACGCGCTGCGCGACAAGGCCCTGACCAACGTGGAATTCGCCACGCGCGACTTTGACCTCGGTGAGCGCGCGGAGATCGCCTGGCGCACCTGGACGCAGGGCAAGGATACCGGGCGCAGCACGTTCACCAAGGACGCCAATGCCGCCGCCATGGCCGGCGAGCCGTCCCATCATCAGAAGATGGTGCTGGTCGACTACGAGATGCCGGAGCGGGCCGTGGGATTCGTGATGGGGCACAACACGCTCGACGCCTACTGGGACCGTGACGATCATGGTTACACGCGCATGCATCCGCAGATGGGGCGCAACGATCATCACCCACGCCAGGATATGTCGAGCCGGGTTACCGGCCCCATCCTCCAATACCTGAACCGGAACTTCTGCCAAGCATGGCGTGACGCGACGGGGCAACAGCTGGAGGCAGGGAGGGCGGCGATCGCAAGCCAGCTCAAGCTGCGTCGCGACTTCGACACGCCGGTCATGGCGCAGATTCTGCGAACGCAATCGCAGCACGGCAAGCGCGACATCGAGGCGATGTACCTGCAGGCGGTGAACAACACGACGAAGTTCGTCTACATCGAGAACCAGTATTTCCGGTTCCCGCCGCTGGCCGACAAGATCAAGGAGGCAGCCAAGGTCCAGTTTGGTGCTGGGCGTGACCAGGGCAAGCATGGTCCGCTGCACCTGTTCGTGGTGACCAACTCGAACGATGATGGGATCGGCCTGGGGACGGTCAATACGTACCGGATGCTGGAAGCGCTGGGGCGGGCCGATACCCTGCCCGGCGTCGCCACATTGGAGCGGGAAGACGCACGCCAAGCGTCGTTGAGCAAGCAGCGTGCGCAGGCGATCGATCAGCAGAATCAGGCCAATCAGGTCATTGAAGACGCGGACGCGTTCCTCAAGACCGAGGACACGGCGTCCACGCGGCAATGGCTGGCCGACGCGCAGCAGAAGCTCAAGCGGGCCACGGCCAAGCGGGCCGAACTGGAGGCGGAGATGAAGAAGACGCTGCAGAAGACCATCCAATCCGTGAAGATCGACGGACTGGAAGTGCACATTTGCACACTGGTTGCCCCGGACTCACCGCCGAACAATTGGGACTACGTGTACGTGCACGCGAAACTGATGATCGTGGATGATGTGTTCATGACACTGGGCTCAGCCAACATCAATACACGCAGCATGCAGGTCGACAGCGAATTGAACATCTGCCATGAGCATTCGGGGGTGACGCAGCCGCTCAGAAAGCGGCTCTGGGGAATCCATACCCGGCCCCGTCCTGCGGAACACACCAATTCCATCTATACGAATGCGGTGGGCGATGATATGGCGAAAGCATTCACCGCTTGGGGGCAAATCATTGCTCAGAATGTTGATAATCAGCGCAATAACCTCGCCCCTTGCGCTTCTCTGGTCGGCTTTATGCGCACCTCAGAAAAACGCAGCTATCTGGACTGACCGATGAACAAAAGCATTCTGATTGTTGCGCTCGCGTTCCTCACCTGCGCCTGCGCGAAAAAGGAGAACCCGTTGGCTTCGTTACCCGACATGAGCGCCGTGCGCGCCAATCTTGCCTTTACCTGCGTTCACGAGGCTGACCACCTGCCGCCACTCGATCCCGAGGCAGACCAGCTTTTCCAATACGGGAGGTACTTGCAAAAGAAGGAGGGGCAGAAGAATTTCAACGACATCGCTCGCTACTACCGGATCGCGACGGCGCACGGACACTACAAGGCGAATAACAACCTGCAGTCACTGGTCTCGCAGGGGCTAGCGGACTCGCCAGACGCGCCAAAGGAGACGATCGACCTGGCCGCGCAACTGGTGAACCAGGGTGTACCGGGCGGCTACTACGACATCGGGCACTATCTGGAACTGGGATACGGTCTGAAGCAGGACACCGAAATGGCACTGCGCTACATCCGCAAGGCAGCTGACCTGGGTAGTCCTGACGCGCAGTATTACGTCGCAGAAAAGCTGGCGCCAATCGACAGCGCGCCTGCGATTGCTCGTCAGATGTGGCAGTGTGCGGCGGACCAAGGGCACGGCAAGGCTGCGAATACGCTGGGCATTGACCTGAAGAGAGACAGGCTATACCCGGAGGCCGCCAGCGCCTTCCAAAAAGCTACCGCAGCGGGTAACCCACAAGGGGCGCTCGTGCTGGAGACCGCGTTTTCTGGAGTTTCGGAAGGAGATCGTCTTGCTTACATCGGTGTAGCAAAGGATGCTGAGCGCTCGCGCCGCTACGAGGCTATTGGCGAATTTATCAGCAGAAACGACGGCCGTAACCCCAGGGTTCCGGACATCGACAAGATCGTCCCGCTCCCCCCCGCGAAGCTGCCCCCTTGGGACGGCACCTTCCAATGGGAAAAAGACCAGGCCGCCGCCGTCCCGCCGCAGACGCCGTCCGACGAACTCATCGAGCGCCTGAGCAAAGCCAAGCATCTCGATCCGGCTACCGGTCTGCCGTTGGCCAAGTCCGAGCAGGTCGCGCAGACTGAAACAGAACCCACGCCCCAACCCACACGTCTGCCGCTCGGTACGATTGCCCGTACTGGAGAGTCTTGTCCGCAGGACGGCGTCTGGTGCGTGAGCCTTGCCAAAGGTGTGGTGGCCGATGCGGAGCGCAGTTTCCTCAAGGGCATGGAGTTGCCGATGCTCACCGTCTACCAGCCGCGCAAATTCGCTTGGATGGACGACTGGTTAGGTGTGCGTCGGCAGACGGTGCAGGCAACGTGGAAGCTGGTCGGCTATCTCGATGAGGCATGACGCAACGGAGACCGCAAACCGATGAAGCGCTATGTAATTCTGTCCGGCGACAAGACGACAGCCGGTGGCACGGTGCAGGCCACGGCCACGACACTGCACTTGAACAGCGTCCACGTCGCGCACGAGAACGACGACATCGCGTGCCCGGCTTGCCATTCGACCGGCAAGATTCAGTGTAGCGGCGCGCCCCGCCTGCCGATGAACGGCCCGGACGGGCGCCGGGTCGCGCTGCACGACGATCTGTGTATTTGCGGGTGCCAGCCGCCGCCGCGGCTTGTGGCTTCCCAAACCGTCATGGGCGCGGGCAGTTGAGGGTTGCCACGTTTCCATTGAGCAAGGACCTATCCGGTGTTTGGTGATCTTCCGCATCTCAACGCTCCGCAGGGATTTTTTACCGCTCCGCTGACGTTCACTCATGGAAAATTTGACCAGCATGGGCACTTTCACCCGATCGTCGAGGCTTGCGGTGCAGTGCGATGCCATCTTTCGCCTGTCGATGCGTTGATCGAAGTCGTGCAGATGATGCAGATCGGCATGGAGTGCCAAGTGGTGCCTGCGGCAGTGTTGGACCACAGCCATTTCAAAGATAAGCGTGGCAGCGGATACCGCGCTGATATGCATCTGGGCTGGCTTGCCTGCAATGGCAAGCTGATGCTGCGGTTCACCGGGCGTCTGCGCTGGGGCCAAATCGGAAACCCGTGGCGCGCGCATTTCCCCGAGCGCTTGACACGCCCGCGCACATCCCCAAGAATTGGACGGTCGCCGAAACAGCGGTGACCGGGCGTGAGAACCCGATCAAAGTGAGGTGGACGCCCGCCGATAGGCGGCTTTTTTACGTCCATATGCCTTCGCGCGCCCTTCTCTTTTACGGCGGGCCGGGCGGGGCAGCCCTCGGGCTGGCCGGTGGCCTCCTTTGCCGGTTTCTCACCCCCGCTGTCTGGCCCGCCACCCTCATGTGAGAATGAGCGGCGGGCCTCCACCCAAAAAGGAGCCCGCAATGCCCAACATCCCGGCTTGCATCGAGCAAGCCCCCTTGTCGCAATTCCCCGCCCCCTCCCTTGCATTGCAGGATGCCGGCATCGGCAGGACGGAGGTGAGGCGTGCGTAAGCCCATCCAGCCTCCGCAGGTACTCGCCCTGACACAGTTGTGCGAGCTGGTGCAACGATTGATGCCGGAACCCGCGCATGGCAACAAGCGCACCGTGCCCGCCAGCGCGGCGACGCTGCGCCAGTTGGAGGCGACCGGCACCTTGATCTACATGACGACGGAGGAAGCGTGCGCACGACTGCTGAACGTCTGCAACGGCCTGGTCGGTATTCTGCAATTGCTGGATGTGTGGGGCGAGCGCTCGACGGAATGCCGTTGTCTGTACAGCCTGCTGGCGCCGCTCAAGCGTGAACTGGATGGCGCCGTGCAAGACGTGCAAGCCATGCTTTGACGGACGCACACCGCCGGCCGGCTACGGCACATCCGCCTGGCCGGCCGGACCCAGCGCATACGGCGCAAACCGCACCACCTCCTCCCCCATCCAGTCATTGACCGCTAGTAGGCGATCCTGCAGCGGCTTCACCTCGTTGCGCGCGAACACCAACGCCGCCTTTTCCACATCGCCGAACCCGCCGTTGTTGTTCGGGATGATGCCCATCAACTGCGGCGGCACGCGATGCGCGGCGAGCTGGTCGTCACGGGTGACGTTCTTGATGTTCCAGAATTCATCCTTCGCCGCCACCTCGGACACCGGCAATAGCTGAATCCCATCCTTCTTACCGTTGGGCGCGTACATGAACAGGTTGCGAAAATTCCCCGGCCCCTGGGCCCGCTTCATCGCCTCGCGCAGCGTGTCGACATCCTCCTGCTTCTGCGCGGCATCGGTCATGTACAGGATGAAGCCTGCGTGTGAGCCGTTCTTGTAGTACCGGCGCCGGAACAGCGTGGCCGATTCGTTGAGCCACGTAGCGTTGAGTGCGGACAGGTATTCAGGTAGGCCGTACACCTCCTGATTGATGTCCGGTTCCTGCAGGTGGAACACCGAGCCGGCCGCGAAGGTGTACGGCTGCTGCCAGTTCTGCACGAAATAGTAGGTGCTCAGGTCGATGCCGCGCCGCACATACTTGGCAAGCGGTGCTTCCAGTCGCATAGGCTGGCGCAGCACGTTGTCGCGGCGTTCAAGGTAGGCGTTGCCGAACACCTGCCAGTCGAGCACCAGGCGCTCGAAGGTCGCGCGCGCGAGCAACGGATGCGGAATGAATGTGCTGACCAGGATATTGCGCTTCACGTAGACGGCCGAGCTGTGATGCGCGGCGGCACGGAACGAGCGCGCCAGGCCATCCCACGGCATGGGCGGCTCATACCACTGGCCCATGCGCATGCACTCCACGTAATCCAGCAGTTCGCGCCGATCTAGCACTTCGACCGGATCGCCGAAAGAGAACACTTCGGCTTGCGCGCCTCGGTCGGCGTGGCGCTCGGCCGTCGCCGCGGCCTCATGCACGTGGGCGAATGCCGCGCGCGCGGCGCGGCGGGTCTTGTTGCGACTCATGACAGCTCCAAGATGCTGGTGTTGGTGGTGGTGGCGCCTTCGAGCGGTTCGTGCGAAAGCGCATGCATACAGGCCCACGCCAGGTCGGCATGGCTGGTGTCCTCCGAGCGGCCGGCCTGATAGGTGACGCGGCCGCCGGCGGCGGTGACGGTTTTCTTGATGGACAGGAAGGACGCGGCAAAGTCGGTCCACCCCGTGTCGAATTCGAGGCGGCCTTTGCTGATGACATCGTGTGCCTTGAGCACTAGGCGCGTCTTCACATCGACGGAGTAGGTAAAGCCTTCGGCATCGGGGCGGAACTTGCTCACGAGCTGGTACACCGCATCACCGATGCCTGTGCGGTCGATGCCGATGTAGGCCACGGTGTAACGCTCGGTCACGCGGCGGATGGCGGCGGCCTGTTCCTCGTAGTCGATGCCGCGGAACTGGTGTTTCTCCAGCACGCGGAACTTGCCGCCCGGCACCAGCGGAGGCGCAACCACCACCAGCGCGGCGCTATCGCCGCCCCCGCCGTTGGGGTCATAGCCGACCCATACTGGCCGATTGCCGAACGGGCGCGGCGCGAACGGGCGGAAGTCCTCCCACGCTTCCCAGCTGTCCACCATCCCGCGCATGAGCATCGAGAGCGGAAACACCGATGCGTTGTCATCGATGAACGCGCACATGAGCAGGTTGGCAAACTCCGGCTCGCTGTATTCCAAGCGCAGCTGATCGAGGTCGAACAGATTGCAGCCGCCGCGCAGCGCGTCCTCTACCGTCACGATCTGGCGCCACTGCCCATCCGCGCAGCGCAGGCCATCGCGCAGCGCGGCGTGGCTGATGTCGATCTTGACCTGCGCGTCCTTCGACTTGCCCCGATTGAACAGTGCCCCCGACCAGAACGGATACGCCTCATGCGCCAGGCTGGAGGGCGTGGAGAAGTAGGTTTGCCGCCAGTGCTTATGGATCGCCATCCCAGAGGCGACCTTGCGCAGCTCCTGGAATCGTGGCACCCAAAAATACTCGTCGAAGTACAGGTTGCCGTGATAGCTCTGCGCGGTGCGGGCGTTTGTCCCGAGGAAGTACAGCGTGGCGCCATTGGGCAACACCATCGGATCGCCCTTCAGCTCGACCCCGGCCGCGTCCTTGGCAAACTGGACGATGTACTGCTTGAAGACGTGCGCCTGCGCCTTGCTGGCCGATAGGAAAATCTGGTTGCGGCCAGTGGTCAGCGCGTCGATGAACGCCTCGCGCGCGAAGTACCACGTGGCACCAATCTGCCGCGACTTCAGCAGGTTGCGGATGCGCTCGACCTGGCCGGCCTCATACCAGACGCGCTGGTAGCCGAACATCGCGTCGTGGAAGGCATCCACGAGCTGCTTTTCCTGGTCATCGCTGATCGCGTTGCGCTCGGGCTTCTTGCGCGGTCCCTGGTTGCGGTTCGCCACCTTCGGGTTCAGGTCGGCCTCGTTGCCCGACGCCTCATACCGGCGCACGCGCGCGATGCGCTCCATCTGCCGGCCGAGCAGGTCGATTTCCTTGTAGTCCCGCCCTTCCTTCACCTCCTTGGCGACCAGCCGTGCCATCCGCTCTTCGATGCTGGCCGCGACGCGGTCCACTGCATCCGTCGCATCCCACCCATCGCGCCGCTTCCAGCTGTGCACCGTCACGGCCTTGACGCCCAGCATTTCGGCGATGCGGGCGACGCGGTAGCCCTGCCAGTACAGCGTGCGCGCAACGCGGCGCGGGTCCCTTTCCGGGTCGATCGAGAGCGAGGCAAGCGGGGGTAGCGTGGTCATGCCGCCACGCTACCGATCGCGTGCGTGCGTGCCACGTGGTGCCTGTTGTGGCGCGGGTTCTCACAACATCGCCGCGTTGCCCGCGCGGTGGCCGCCGCCGAAGATGGCAGCACCCACCAATCAGACGACAACACCATGGCGAAGCCCACCAAGTTCTTCCGCATTGCGACCGAAGGCGCGACGAGCGACGGCCGCGTCATCGACCGCGAAACGCTGGTCCAGATGGCCGATAGCTACGACCCCAAGGTCTATACCGCGCGCGTCAACCTGGAGCACATCCGCGGCTACGACCCCGCCGGCACGTTCAAGGCCTACGGCGATGTGACCGCGCTGAAGGCCGAAGAACAGGACGGCAAGATGCGCCTACTCGCGCAACTCGACCCCACAGACGATCTGGTCGCCATGACCAAGGCGCGGCAGAAGATCTTTTCCTCCATGGAGGTGCAGCCGAGTTTTGCGGACACCGGCGAGGCGTATCTGGTGGGCCTTGCCGTCACCGACAACCCAGCAAGCCTGGGATGCGAGGTCTTGCAGTTCAGTGCCCAGGCGAAAGCGAGTCCGCTCGCCGCGCGCAAGCAGCACCCGGACAACCTTTTCACCGAAGCCGTGGAAATCGATCTGGATTTCTCGGAGCCGATCACGTACACGCCCGTCAGCGCTCCTGCGAACCTGGCCGACAGCATCAAGCGCCTGTTCTCCAAGCAACGCAAAGCCGACGATGCCACCGATGCCCGCTTCGCAGATGTGCAGGAAGCCGTGCAAACCGTCGCGCAGCAGGTGCAGGCCATGGGCGACCGGTTCGATACCGCCATCAAGGGCGTGAACGACCAACTGGCCGCGTTCAAGACCCAGGGCGACGCGCGCGACAAGCAATTCCGCACCCTGAGGGCCGGCCTGGAAAAGACCGACGCCTACACCGCGCGCCCGCCAGCCACCGGCGGCGACGGCACAGGCGCCGTCATCAAGACCGATTGCTGACCCGGCCACCGGCCCGCAGCACAACATCCGACCAACCGGAGTCAACACCATGCGTAACGAAACCCGCCGCCTCTTCGCGGCCTACAAGGCGGAAATCGCCAAGCTGAACGGCGTGGATCGCGTCGACGAGAAATTCACCGTCAGCCCGACGGTGCAGCAGCGTCTTGAGAACAAAGTGCAGGAATCGAGTGCGTTCCTCTCCAAGATCAACGTCTATCCCGTGACCGAGCAGGAAGGCGAGAAGCTGGGCCTGGGCGTATCCGGGCCGATCGCCAGCACGACCGACACCAGCCAGCAGGATCGACAGACGGCCGACATCTCGACGCTGGACGGCCGCCGCTATCGCTGCGAGCAGACCAACTCGGACACCCACATTACCTACCAGAAGCTGGACGCCTGGGCGAAGTTCCCAGACTTCCAGACCCGCATCCGCGATGCCATCCTCAAGCGTCAGGCACTGGACCGCATGACGATCGGTTTCAACGGCGTCAAGCGCACGCCGACTTCCAACCGTGTCGCGAACCCGCTGCTGCAGGATGTCAATACGGGATGGTTGCAGCACGTGCGTGACGGCGCTCCCGAGCGTGTTATGCGGGACGGCCAGGTGCGCGGCAAGATCGTCGTGGGCAAGCTCAAGAAGGACGGCAAGCGAACCCGCGCCGACTATGCCACGCTCGATGCGGTGGTCTTCCAGTTGGTCAACGAACTGGTGGCCCCGTGGTACGCGGAAGACCCCGAACTGGTCGTGCTGTGCGGGCGCCAACTGCTTGCCGACAAATACTTCCCGCTGATCAATGAGGATCAGACACCCTCGGAACGTCTGGCGGCCGATGTCATTGTCAGCCAACTGCGTATCGGCAACCTGCCGGCGGTCAGGGTGCCGTATTTCCCGCCCGATAGCCTCATGGTGACGCGCCTGGACAACCTGTCCATCTACTATCAGGAAGGATCGCGCCGCCGCACGGTGGTGGACAACGCCCGCCGCGACCGCATCGAGAACTACGAATCGAGCAACGACGCTTACGTGGTCGAAGACCTGGACTGCGCCGCCATGGCCGAGAACATCGAGTTTGACCTGACGGACGCCGAGGAGGCCGCGTGACCAACCTGGCCCGCAACCACTTCCTGCGCGTGACGGCCCGACTTGCTGCCGAAGCGGCGCAGGCCGGCAACCCGCTGCGTCACGCCACCGGCCACGAGCTGATGCTGGCGCAGCTGGCCGAGCACAGGCGCCAGCTCAAACAGGTCCAGTCCATCGAGCGCAAGGCCGAGGTCAAGCGCAAGCTGCTGCCCGACTACACGGCCTGGGTGGCGGGTGTACTGGAGGCCGACACGGGCATGCAGGACGAAGTGCTGATGACGGTCATGGTGTGGCACATCGATGCGGGCGACTTCGCCGGTGCGCTGCCGCTCGCGTCATATGCGATCCGGCACGGGCTGACGATGCCTGACCAATACGCGCGCACCACCGCCTGCCTGATCGCCGAGGAGTTTGCCGCCATGACGCTCAAGGCGACCGAGGCCGGCGAACCGGTAGATCTGGCGGCGCTGGGCAACGTGGCCGAGCTGGTGGATGGTCAGGACATGCCGGACGAAGTGCGGGCCAAGCTGCACAAGGCCATCGGCTACGCCCACGGCGCTCAGATCGGCAAGGCCAATGCCGCGGACGTGCCCGCGCTGCGTCAGTTCGTGCTGTCGCACCTGCGCCGCGCGCTAGAGCTGCACGACAAGAGCGGCGTCAAGAAAGACATCGAGCGCATCGAGCGCGACATCAAGAACGCAGCGAAAGCCACCGCCCAGGAGGGCACCGGCCGCCGCTGATACCGAGCGTGACCCCGCGCATCAGGCGGCACGGGGCAGTCTTCCGGCGTGCCGCGAAGCCTCGCCCCGTCCACCGCCTCCCCTCACCCTGAACCCATGTCCTCCTTCATTGCGGCAGCCCCCGTTCCCGCGCCTGCGCAACCCCGCGTCCAGCCCATCGGCAACGATGGCTTTTTCCCGGACATCGATGTCGATCAGGCGCGCGCCGCCATGCGTCTGGACGGCACCGTGACGCCCGAGCGGCTGCGCGCCGCGCTGGTCGAGGCCGTGCTGTCCGTCAATGATGAACTGGCGGCGTGGAAGTCCGGCCAGGTCGCTGCAGGCTGCGGCACGCTCGCCGCCGTACCGGCGCAGCAGATCGACGGTCACAGCCGGCATGTGCACCGCTACTTGCGGGCCGTGTGCTGCACGGCAATGGCCTGGCTGATCGAGCGGTACCGGTCATTCGACGCCACCGTCACGGGCGACCGCAAGGCCGAGACCGAGAACGCCTCCGTAGACGATCTGCGCCGCGACGCGCGCTGGGCTGTCAGCGACATCACCGGTGCCCCGCGCACCACCGTGGAGCTGATCTGATGCGCGTGCGTGCGACCCAGGGCGACACCATCGACGCCATCTGCCAGCGGGTGTACGGCCGCACGGCGGGCGTGACAGAGACCGTGCTGGCCGCCAATCCCGGCATTGCCGATCACGGGCCCATCCTGCCGCACGGGGCCGCGCTGGTGCTGCCCGACATCTCCCCGCAGCCTGCCGTGCAAACGGTGCAGCTGTGGGACTGACCCCAAGGAACCCCTATGGCTGAACCCATCGCAACCAGTACGTCCGCCACCGCTGTTGCCGTCACCAGCGTGGGCGCAATCTCGCTGCTGCCCGGCGTGGATGCGGGCACCGTGCTTGGCGCCTTCGCCGGCGCGGCCGTCTTCGCGCTCAATGCCGGAAGCGACCTGAGCATCGCAAAGAAGGTTTCTTTCCTCGTGCTGTCGATCGTGGCCGGCGTTCTGTCGGCGCCGCTCGCCGCATCCCTGATCGCCAGAACCTTGCCCGCCAATACCGAAGTGAACAACGCCGTGGGCGCACTGGTGGCGTCTACGGTCGTGGTGAAGCTGCTGCTGGCGCTGATCCGCGCGGCCGACAACAGCGACAAGCTGCTGGCCACCCTCCGGGGTGGCAACAGCGACAACCGTGGAGGAAATCAACCGTGAATGTCCTGTTCATCGTGCAGGCGCTGTTGTGCGCGCTGATCGCGCTGCGCCTGCTGCTGTTCAAGCGCGACGGCGCTGTGCACCGCCCGTGGGCGGCACGGCTCGCCTACGGCCTGATCGTGCTGGCCGGCGCTGTTCCCATCGGCGTGCTGTTCGGACGCTACGACTGGGCGCTGCTGGCGCAAAACGGCATCACGGCCGTGCTGTGTGTGGCGGTGTTCGCCGTGCGCGGCAACGTGGTCGAACTGTTCCGCATGGCAGGCGGCGCGGACACGTCTTGGTTGGTCCGCTTCCTGCGGGGGACGCCACGATGATCCTGCGACCTGGAGACCTGGGCGCCGAGGTGCGCGAGCTGCAACACCTGCTGGCCGGCCGCGGCATCGCCGCGCCTGACACGGGCGACTACGACGCAGCCACCGTGGCGGCCGTGCGCGTGGCGCAAACCCGCTTCGGCCTGGTGGTGGACGGCATCGCCGGCCCCAAAACCCTGCTGGCCCTGCGTGCGGGCGCGCGCCAGCCGGGCCACCTGTCCGCGGCAGACCTGCAGCGCGCAGCGGATACGCTGGGCGTGCCGGTGGCTGCGGTGCGTGCCGTGAACGAGGTGGAGAGCCTGGGCGCCGGGTTCCTGGCGGACGGACGCCCTGTGATCCTGTTCGAGCGGCACATCATGTACCGTCAATTGCGCCAGGCCGACCGGAACGCGGACGCGCTCGCCCGCCAGTTCCCCAACATCGTCAGCCCGCAGCGCGGCGGCTATGTGGGCAAAGCGGGCGAACACATGCGGCTGACCCAGGCCATTGCCATCGACCGCGACAGCGCCCTTGCGTCGGCGAGCTGGGGACTGTTTCAGATCATGGGTTTCCATTCTGAGCGGCTGGGGTATCCGAGCGTGGACGCCTTCGCAGACGCCATGACCAGCGGCGAGGGGGCGCAGCTCGACGCCTTTGTGCGGTTCGTTTCCTCCGATCCGGCATTGCACAAAGCGCTTGCCGGCGGGAAATGGTCCACATTCGCCGCGCTCTACAACGGGCCGTCTTACAAGGACAACCTGTACGACGTGAAGCTGGCACGCACCTTCGCCCGCTACCAGACCGAAGGGCGGGTGGCGGCATGATGAAACCCGCCAGCCTGCGCGACGCGCTGACGGTAGCAGTGCCCCACCTGGCCGCCAACCCCGATGCGTTGCACGTATTCGTGGACGAGGGGCGCGTGGTCGGCACAGGCGCCCGTTCCCTGTCCTTCGAGTACCACTACACCCTGACGGCCATCGTGACCGACTACCCGGCCAGCCCGGACACCGTCGTCGTCCCGGTGCTGGCCTGGCTGCGCACCAACCAGCCGGAGCTGTTCACGAACGACGAGAAGTGCCGAGACGGCTTCAAGTTCGAGGTCGAGATCCTGAACCACTGCACGGTCGATCTGTCGATCAAGCTGCAATTGACCGAGCGCGTGACCGTGAAGCCGGTCGGCGCCGGCTACCAGGTCGAGCACCACCCGGAGCCAGTCAACGATGTCGACGACCCGGCGAGCTGGAGGCCGAATTGAGCGAGTTCCGCGAGCTGGACGCCTGGCTGGCCGCGATGCTGACCAAGCTGGACGCACCGGCCCGCCGAACGCTGGCTCGCGCCGTGGCCGCCGAGCTGCGCCGGCGCCAGGCTGCCCGCATCGCCGAGCAGCGCAACCCGGACGGCAGCCCCTACGTGCCGCGCAAGCCGCAGCTGCGGCACCGTGTCGGCCGCATCCGCCGGGCGATGTTCATGCGGCTTCGGCTGGCGCGGTACATGAAGGCCGAGGCCGACGCAAATGCCGCCGTGGTGACTTTCGTGGGCAAGGCTCAGCGGATTGCCACGGTCCACCACTTCGGCCTGCGGGATCGGGTCAACAGAAATGGATTGCAAGCGCAATACCCGGTGCGTGAGTTGCTGGGGCTAGATGCGGCAGACATCGGCCGAGTCACTGACTTAATTCTCCTGCGACTAACTCACTAGGGGCAAAAAAAGGCACTCAGCACACGCTGAATGGCATGTGGTCATCCAACTGAAAATACTATGTTCGAATCCGTGTGGAATTCCCCATCCTATTCACCACGAGTTTTAATCTTTACTTGGGTATCCTGTATTCTGCGCCCCATGACTGCGAAAAATCTTTAGCAAGCTTCTTTTTGTGGAACCAATTTATATTCCCATTCACTTCGGGAAGCTCCAATAGAACCCTAAGTGTCCTGCGTAGCGAAGAAATTAGCGGTTCCATATCAACAGACTTCCCTTCAATGGTTGAATCCTCAATTATTCGTTTGGCCATCTCTATTTGTTCCTTTGTGCCCAAAATCTGGACATTCATCAATCCTTTCCAGTATTCATAAAATTGCCCGTCTGATATTTCTCCCAACCCTTTCTGGGAAGATGTTATCCGAAGTATCTCTAGGTATAAATCATGAAAAATTGGGATTTGAATCTTGCGCCTATCATTTTCCCTATCTCGCTTCATATTTAAGTGATGAGATATTATCCACCCCGGAACAACCACGATCACACCTAAGGCGGTTATCCAATCCTTAAGATTCATGTCTTTGGTGAGATTTATCCAGAGATCGATTGACATGCCCCCTCCTTGTCGGAATCATAAAAATACACCAACAAATTTTAATTAATCTTCGCCTCCTCAGATGTAGGGGCGCTTTTCCATCTGCTGCACAGCGTCATCAATCAAAGAACCACACCTCGCAAAATGAGCGCGAGGCAGCGGCCGGCTTCGGCACGTAGAGGCCGGTGCCGACGCCAATGCCGCCGTGGTGACCTTCGAGGACAACGCACAGCCCATCGCGACCGTCCACCACTGTGGCCTACGTAATCGCAGCAACAAAGCGGAACTGACCTCCCAATACCCGCTGCCGGAACTGCTGGGCCTAGACCAAAGCACGTGGAACGCATCACAGACGTAGTTCTTCGGCACTTGTCCCGACATCAACCACGGTACACGATGGAATCCGTGAGGGCTTTTTCTACTCGACGCACCGCATGCTCATCGAAGCTTTCGAATGTCTTCAATTCACCCGAAGATGTAGTCAAGTAAATGGTGAACTTCCATCGTGGTTTGATGGAGCGCCACCACAGGATGCCGACTGCAAGCACCATGGCGCCAACTACGGCATTTCTGAGCGAAGCGGCCGCGAAAGTAGCAATTAAAGTGTAAATGGCCCCGCCAATGCACAGGAAGGCCGGGAAGGTATTCGATGGGGTAAGGTCCGTTGATCGAACAGAGAGGGAGCTAACCGCCCCCATTGCTACTGTATCCGTGTTAAATACAAAGCGAGCATTGGTTACCATGGTGTTTCCTTCCCTTAGGAAAACACGCTCCGCTCCTGCTAAGTTCTCCATGTCTCCCTCTTCTAATGTTATGATCTGTGGTAATTGTGATTGTGCGGTTGGCTGTAATGAATTGCTTTGCGTTATTCCTAATCTTTTCGAAAAATCACGCCAGGAAAATTGCTGCGCGGAACAATAATTGGGCTTCCTAGGGTTCTGTTTTTTCGTCCTGGATCGTTCATATACAACCGCAAACGCTCTCCTTTGCGTGCGGTGGTGAGGACGGTATATTGGCCCTCATCCTTGCCGCTCATCTTTTTTCTTCGTTTAACCAATTCAATCAATTGCTGGTACGAGATGCAGCAAATTTCTCGATCTTGAACGCAAACTAGCGCAATGAATGTTTTTGGGTTGGCTGTGGCGATTTCATCCAAGTCGTGAAGATTTGATTTTTTGAATTGAAAAACATATTCCAGATGACTTTGCGTGGGTTTGGCTGCATATTTAAGGTAAAGGGCAATTTCGTCGTTAATTTTGTAGGCCACGGAATAGACCTTTTTCCCACTTCTAAGCGAATTGATCGCCGTAAAGAGGGGATGCTCGGCAATCTGAATTAGGGCCGCTCCGTGATACAAATGATCATCGTGAATATTCATGCGTCCTCTCCCTCTCCGGCAAACGGTTTGTTCGCGTGCCAGCCAATACATGGTTTGCGATCGCATATCTACGCAAACTCAAGCAAGGTCGGCGCTCTAGCGATTATTTGTAGTGCGCAATTTGGTGTAGAACCAAGAGGCTGCTATTGCAAGAGGATGGTCCGTCATCCTTGCCTATGTATACCCTTAAGCAGCAAAGCTTAGGCTTCGTGTTGTAACCCGACCTGACACAACAGCTTGCGCGTGCCCTGTCCGCGCGCACACGGCACTCTGCGTCCATGGACACCGCAGAACTCGCCCGCCTCCTTCAAAACCTCCTGCGCCTCGGCACCATCGCCGAGGTTCGACACACCACGCCGCCGGCCGTCCGGGTGCGCACCGGTGGCATCACCACCACTTGGCGCCCCTGGGCCGAGCGCCGCGCGGGCCGGACGCGCACCTGGAACCCGCCGACCGTGGGCGAGCAGGTGCTGCTGTTCTGCCCCAGCGGCGACACGGCCAACGCCGTCATCCTGTGCGGCATCCCGACCGCCGACAACGACGTTCCGAGCAATGACCCCAACCGGACAGTCACGCTCTATCCAGACGGCGCGCTGACCAGCTACGACCACGCCGCCGGCCTGCTGACCGTGCAGGGCGTGAAGACGGTGCTCCTGGCGGCCGCCGCGAACGTGCTGGTGAAGGCGCCGAACACCACCTTCGACGGCGACGTGACGGTCAAAGGCCGGTTCGCGTACGAGAACGGCATCGCCGGCCAGGGCGGGGAGCACGGCAACAAGATCGCCGGCGACCTGACGCACGAGGGCGGCCAGCTGTCATCCAACGGCGTAGTCCTGGACAAGCACGACCACTGGGGCGTGCAGCACGGCGGCGACTGGACGGAGGGCACGCGGTGACCGGCATGAACAACGCCACCGGGCGGGCGCTTTCCGACCAGCCTCACGTGGTGCAGTCGATGCGCGACATCCTCTCCACGCCGATCGGCTCGCGGGTGATGCGGCGCGACTACGGCAGCCAGGTCCCCGAGCTGATCGACCAGCCGCTGAACCCGGCAACCCGCCTGCGCACCATGTCCGCCGCCGTGTCGGCGCTGGTGCGCTGGGAGCCGCGCATCCGCATTGCCTCGGTGCGGTTCTGGATCGACGCGGACGGCAAGCCCGTGATCGACATCGAGGCCGACCGCGTGGACGGCCCGCGCTGTGAAGCGGCGGGCACGCTGTCCGTGCCCCTGCGGAGCTGACCATGGCCATCATCGACCTGTCGCAGTTGCCGGCGCCGGCCGTGGTCGAAACGCTCGACTACGAAGCCATCCTGGCCGAGCGGAAAGACTACTTCGCGTCGCTGCACCCGGCCGACCAGCGGGACGCCGTGCGCGCCACGCTGGAGCTGGAATCCGAGCCGATCACCAAGCTTTTGCAGGAGAACGCCTACCGCGAGCTGGTGTGGCGCCAGCGCGTGAACGACGCGGCGCGTGGGGTCATGCTGGCCTTCGCCGAAGGGGAAGACCTGGAGCAGATCGCGGCGAACTTCAACGTGCGGCGTCTGACCATCACGCCGGCCGACGACACCACCGTGCCGCCAACGCCCGCCGTGATGGAGGGCGACGACTCGCTGCGCGAGCGCGCACAGGAAGCGTTTGAAGGGCTGTCCGTGGCCGGCCCGACCAAGGCCTACGAGCAGTTCGCGCGCTCGGCTGACGGCCGGGTGGCGGACGCGCGCGCGATCAGTCCGGCCGGCGCGGAGGTGGTGGTCTCGGTGCTGTCGCACCTGGGCGACGGCACGGCCGACGCAAGCCTGCTGGCGACGGTATGCACCGCGTTGACCGATGACGACACCCGGCCGCTCGGCGACCGCCTGACGGTGCAGTCCGCCAACATCGTCCCGTACCGCATCCGTGCCACGCTGTACCTGGCATCGGGACCGGCGGCCGAGCCGATCCTGGCAGCGGCCGGCACGCGGGCCGACGCCTACCGCACCGCGCGGCGGCGCATCGGCCGCGACATCAACCGCTCGGCGATCACGGCGGCGCTACATGCCGAGGGCGTGGAGAAGGTCGTGCTGATCGAGCCGGCCGCAGACATCGCGCTCGATCTGACCCAGGCGGGCTATTGCACCGATGTGGAGATCGTCAACGGGGGCACCAGTGAGTAGCGCAACCCTGCTGCCGCCGAACGCGACGCCGCTGGAGCGCCGTGCCGCGCAGGCGGGTGCGCGCATCGAGCGCGTGCCGGTGCCGCCGCGCGACCTGTGGAACCCGGCCACCTGTCCGGCCGAGTTGTTGCCTTTCCTCGCCTGGTCGTTTTCCGTGGACCGCTGGAACCCTTCCTGGCCGCTCGCCACCAAGCGCGCCGTGACGGCCGCCTCCTACTTCGTGCATCGCAAGAAGGGCACGATCGGCGCGCTTCGCCGCGCGGTGGAGCCGCTGGGTTTCCTGATTCGCATCATCGAGTGGTGGCAGACCAATCCGTCCGGGCCGCGCGGGTCGTTCCGGCTGGAGGTTGGTGTCCTGCAAACCGGCATCGACGAGGCCATGTACGCCGAGCTGGAACGACTCATCGATGACGCGAAACCCTGTTCCCGGCCGATGCTCGGCCTTCAGATCAGCATCGAGGCGCGCGGCATCCAAGCCACCAGCGCCGCCGCCTACCTGGGCGATGTGCTGACCGTTTACCCCTACGCGCCGCCCGACATCGTTGTGAGCGGTACCGCGCCTCTTTCCGGCGCTTCCCACGACATCGACACCCTGACCGTCTCTCAGTAGAACGCCATGCCCCAGACCTTCTTCATCGTTCCGACCGCCGCCGGCGAGGCAAAAGACACCAACGCCAAGGCACTTGGCCAAGCGCGCAAGTACACCCACATCGCCGTGGGTGATGGCGGCGGCGCGCTGCCTGCGCCCGACCGTGGTCGTGCCACGCTGGTCAACGAGCGCTACCGCGCGCAGATCAACGCGATCTGGCAGGACCAGGCCAACCCCGGGCAGTTCGTGGCCGAGCTGGTGATCCCGGAGGCCGTAGGCGGCTGGTGGATTCGTGAGCTGGGTCTCATCGATACGGACGGCACGCTTGCTTACTATGGCAACTGCCCGGAGACCTACAAGCCGCAGCTGGCCGAAGGGTCCGGCCGTACGCAGTCCGTGCGCATGGTGGTGCTGTCCGCCTCGGGTGCCGCTGTTGAGCTGAAGATCGACCCGGCGATCGTGCTGGCGACGCGGCAGTACGTCGACACCACCATCGCCGCCGAGCTGACCAAGTTGGATACCGGCACCAAGGCAGGCACGTATCGCAGCGTCACCGTGAACAGCCGTGGGCAGGTGACGGGTGGGACGAACCCCACCACGCTTGCCGGCTACGGCATCACCGATGCGGTCACGGTGGGGCAGGGGCTGGCTGCCGGCATCGGCGCCGACCTGGCGACCACCAACAAGGCAGTGGGGGACCTCAATGCGCTGGTGACCCCAGGCGAGTACTACTACACCAGCGACAACGCCAACGCGCCGAGCGGCCACGGCGTGCTCAAAGTATGGCGCGAGAATGGCGTGCAGGTCTTCCAGGCAGCGCACACGTCCGACAATGACGTCTACACGCGCTACCGCGCCAGCAATGGCACGTGGAGCTACTGGCGCCAGCCCGGCACACGGCCGGGAATGGTTGCTTTCTTCGCGCAATCGACAGCCCCCGATGGCTGGCTCAAGGGCAATGGGGCTGCGATCAGCCGCACGGCCTATCCAGCGCTGTATGCGGCGATCGGCACCACCTTTGGCACTGGCGATGGCGCCACCACGTTCAACCTGCCCGACCTGCGCGGCGAATTCCTGCGCGGCTGGGATGACGGGCGCGGCGTGGATACCGGCCGGGGCTTCGGCACGTGGCAGTCCGGCTCCCCGGTCGTGCATGACGACGTGGGCAGCACCGCCAGCTTCAACATCACGGCGCTGGGCGACAGCACCAACGTGGCTTGGTCGAACATCGCCGACCCCTGGGTCGGTGCCTTCCCGCTCACGATGTACGACTCGTCGGCCGCAACGTTCGCCGACGCCAACAACAAGGGCTTCATCAACATGGCCCGCCCGCGCAACGTCGCACTTCTGCCCTGCATCAAATACTGACCGCCATGATCGATACCGTTTTCCATTACCACGCCACCACCGGCGAATACGCGGGCAGCTCGCCGGCGGACCACTCCCCGCTTGAACCGGGTGTCGTGCTGATCCCGGCGCACGCCACCGATCAGAGGCCGCCCGACACTGGCGCACGCGAGGTGGCCGTCTTCCGGAACGATGCTTGGCATGTCGCGCTGGACTGGCGCGGCGAAGCGCTGTTCTCCATCGTGAATGGCGCACCCGTCACCATTGACGACATCGGTATGGCACCGGTGGACGTGAACGCCACCGAAGCCGAGCCGCCCAGCCCGGCGCACGTATGGACAGATGGTCAGTGGGTCGAGGATGCCACCGTCAAGGCGCAAATTCTCGGAGCGCTCAAATTGCTGTTGTGCCGGCAACTCGATACCGAGGCCGACACGGCGCGCCTGGCCGTGGTCGGCGACCCGCTGCGCGCCATGGAATACGAGCGCGCCGCCGACGAAGCACTGGCCTACCAGGCGACCGGCTACGCGGGCGACGTGCCGCCATCGGTGCAGAGCGCAGCCAACGCGACGGGTAACACCGCCAGGCAGGCGGCGGACGCCATCCTGGCGAAGCACGCGGCCTGGGATGCCGTCCTGTACGACATCCGGGCGCAGCGCCTCAAGGGCAAGGAAACCATCCGCAACGCGGCTTCGGAGGAAGCGGCTGCGCAGGCGACCGAAGCAGCGATCGCCTGCGTTCGCGGCGTGTTGGCAGGATTGACAGACAGCCAAGGGTAGTTCGGCATGAGCGTCTAGCCTGCCCTGTTTGTTCCACCATTGCGGCCCGACTAGACTGGGGCGGTACCCAACGGGGAGGGCGCATGCCGGAAGTGGATGACACTGAAGAAAAAGCTAGAAGAAATCTTGTCGCGCTGTCGAGCGCAATTTTGGCGAACTCGTGGTTGCAACCAAAGCTGGCCAACGAGGGGAAATTGCTGGGGTTCGTTGATGCAAACGGGATCGCCCCCTTCCGAGTCTGGTTGCTCGTCACGATTGCGCTCATATATTTCGCGTTCCGGTATTGGTATTCAGACAACCGGGCGCACGCATGGATAGGCTGGAAGAGCGGGCGAATCAGCTGTGCTGACGGAGTGACGCGCTGGCGCATTGAACGTGAATCGCTGCGCTACTGGAACAAACGTAAAGTACCGGTGATCGTTTCTATTCCTGACGCTGAAGTGCCAGCGACGGGAAGGATGCGAGCCATTAGTGCAACGGCTATAGAGAGAGGCACGCAAGGCTCCCCTCCCCGTCAGATTTTTGAAATTACGCTAAAGGACTCTGGAGGAATTCAGATAAAGACAATACGCGGATGCGAATGCGACCTAACGGGTCCCTGGAGGACGCGGTCGCGCGTCTATGCGACTGTAAAATGTGCGTTCCTGTCCAAGGGGACACACGAACTCTTCATCCCCCTTCTCCTTCTGGTTGCTGCGCTCTCAATCTGCGTCTGGCAACTGACCCACCTGTACCGTCCGTAGCTACACTTCTGTTGTAGCACACGCCTACACAACAGCAAACGCGCGACTTCGCCGCGCGTGCGCAGCATCCTTCTGGGACGACTCATCGTCAGGCTACCCCGGAGGACTGCATGCCAACCGACTATCACCATGGCGTCCGTGTCATCGAATTGAACGACGGCACACGCCCCATCCGTACCATCGAAACGGCTGTCGCCGGCATCGTCTGCACCGCCGACGATGCCGACGCGGACACCTTCCCGCTCGACAAGCCCGTTCTGCTGACCAATCCGCAAGCCGCGATCGGCAAGGCGGGCAGCAAGGGCACGCTGGCCAGCACACTCAACGCCATCACCGATCAGGCCAATCCGGCGACGGTGGTGGTGCGTGTGGCCACCGGCGCCTCGGAGGCCGAGACCACCAGCCACCTGATCGGCACCACCAACGCCGCCGGCCGCTACACCGGCATGAAGGCGCTGCTGACTGCGCGCAACAGTTTGGGCGTGACGCCCCGCATCCTGGCCGTGCCGGGTCTCGACAGTCTCCCCGTTGCAAGCGAGCTGGCGACGATTGCGCAGAAGCTGCGCGCCTTCGCCTACGTGTCCGCGCACGGCTGCCAGACCAAGGAAGAGGTGGCGGCCTATCGCTCCAACTTCGGGCAACGTGAACTGATGGTGATCTGGCCGGATTTCGTCGGCTGGGACACCACCGCCAACGCCGAGACCACCCTGTGGGCCACGGCCCGCGCGGTCGGCCTGCGCGCCAGGATCGACAGCGACACCGGCTGGCACAAGACCCTTTCCAACGTGACCGTGGGCGGCGTGACCGGCTTATCGCGCGACGTGTTCTGGGACCTGCAGGACCCGGACACCGACGCGGGCTATCTGAACGCGCGCGCAGTGACCACGCTGGTTCATCGGGACGGATTCCGATTCTGGGGTTCGCGCACGTGCAGCGCCGATCCGCTGTTCGTCTTCGAGAACTACACCCGCACCGCGCAGGTGCTGGCCGACACCATGGCCGAGGCGCATATGTGGGCAAATGACGTGCCGATGACGCCCACCCTCGTGCGCGATCTGCTGGAGGGACTCAACGCCAAGTTCCGCACCCTGACGCGCAACGGCTATCTGCTGGGCGGCGGCGCCTGGTACGACCCGGAAGCCAACAGCAAGGACACGCTGAAGGCCGGGCAGCTCGCCATCGACTACGACTACACGCCCGTCCCGCCGCTGGAAAACCTGATGTTCCGCCAGCGCATCACCGACCGCTACCTGATGCAGTTCGCCGAAGCAGTCAAGGCCGCTTGAGCTGCGCTCCACCACCTGACAAGGAATCCCCATGGCACTGCCACGCCACCTCAAACACTTCAATGTCTTCGCCGATGGCGAGAGCCATGCCGGCGAATGCGAGGAAATCACCCTGCCCAAGCTGGCGCGCAAATTGGAGGAGTACCGCGCCGGCGGCATGAACGGCCCCGTCGAAATCGACCTGGGCAACGAGAAGTTGGAACTGGAAGCCACCTATGGCGGCCCCATGCGCTCCATTCTCCGGCAGTACGGCACCACCACCATCGACGGCGCCATGGTCCGCTTTGCTGGCGCCTACCAGCGCGAGGACACCAGCGAAGTCGATGCGGTGGAAGTCGTGGTGCGCGGCCGGCATACCGAAATCGATTTCGGCGCTGCCAAGGCCGGCGACAAAGCCCCGTTCAAGGTCAAGTCCTCGCTGTCCTACTACAAGATGGTCGTCAACGGCGAGCTGTGGTGCGAGATTGACCACATCAACTTCATCGAGACGATTTTTGGGGTGGACCGCCTGGCCGCGCAGCGCCGCGCCATCGGCCTCTGATCCCACACGGCCCGCATCGAGCGGGCCGGCCTTCCCTCTTCATTGCTTCGACCACCATGGAAAAACAGACTGCCACCATTACCCTCGACACCCCATTCACGCGCGGGGAACAAACGATCAGCACGATCACCGTGCGCAAGCCCGGTGCCGGCGAGCTGCGCGGCGTGAGCCTGATGGATCTGATGCGCATGGACGTGACCGCTCTGCACACGGTGCTTCCGCGCATCACCACGCCGACGCTGACCACTGCCGACGTGAGCCGCCTGGACCCGGCCGACCTGACCCAATTGGCCATCGAGGTGACCGGTTTTTTGCTCACGAAGGCGCAGCAGCAGGATGCCTTCCCGACCGAATCGAAGACGCCGCCGCAGACATTGCAGTGACCTTTGCTTTCCGCCTGGACGAGCTATACGCCATGGGTATCGCCGAATTGATGGGCTGGCGCGAGCGCGCACGCCAGCGTAGTGGGGCCGAGGAATGAGCGACGCCCGCCGCCTGCGCCTGGAGGTGTTGCTGGCCGCCGTGGACAAAGCCACGCGGCCATTGCGCAACCTGATGAGCACCAACAACGACCTGGCCCGCGCCGTGAAGGCCACGCGCGCGCAGCTCAAGGACCTGGAACGCACACAGGCCAGCATCGACACCTTCCGCAAGCTGTCGCGGGACGCGGCCATCACTGGCAACCAACTGAAGGCGGTGCGCGGGCGGGCGGATGAGCTGGCCCGCCAGCTCAAGCAGACCAGCGAGCCATCTGCCGCACTCTCAAAAGCATTCGAGGCCGCCCGGCGCGAGGCGCAGGCGCTCAAGTCAAAGCAATCGGAATTGTCTGAAAAACTGCACCAGGTGCGCGGGCGGTTGTCCGAGGCTGGCATCGGCACGCAGAACCTCGCGGAGCACCAGCGTGCGCTCAAGACCCGCATTGCCGAGACCAACCAGCACCTGGAGGCGCAGACCCAGCGCATGGCGGCCGTGACCGCGCAGCAGCGCCGCATGGCCACCGCGCACCAGGCAGCGGACAAGGTGCGTGCCAAGGCCGGCAGCCTGGCCGCCGCCGGCGCGGGCGCCACCGCAGCCGGCGTGGCGGCCGGTGCCCCGTTGCTCAAGGGCCTGGGGGAAGCCAAGCACTACGACCTGGAGAAGTTGCGCATTGGCGCGCTAGGCCTGGGCTACCAGTCGACCCAGGAAGCGCTGGCGTTCGCGCAGCAGATGAAGGCCTACGGCGTCAGCCAGGTTGAGAAGGCGGAGCTGATGCGCGACGCCATGAGCGTGTTCGCGGACACGCACCACGCCGAAATGGTGATGCCGACGCTCGCCAAGATGAAGTTCGCCAACGCGGCCGTGTTCGGCCAGGCCGAGGGTGCGGAGAACGAGCGCAAGTTCGTGGATATGCTCAAGGTCATTGAGCTGCGCGGCGGCCTGGCGAGCGAGGCCGAGTTCAAGAAGCAGGCCGACATGGTGCAGAAGGTCATCACGGCGACCGGCGGGCGCGTGCAGGCTGACGAATGGCTCAACGTCATCAAAACCGGTGGCCTCGCCGCCAAAGGCGCCGATGACAAGGCGTTCTACTACACGCTGGAACCGCTGGTGCAGGAGATGGGCGGCAACCGCGTGGGCACCGCCATGATGAGCGCCTATCAGAACCTATACCAAGGCAAGACGACGAAGCGGGCGCTGCACAACCTGGACAACTTCGGCCTGATCGCCGACCGGAGCAAGGTGCAGGAGGACAAGGCCGGCCAGGTGTCGTTCATGGACCCGGGCGCGCTCAAGGGCGCGGACCTGTTCCGGCAGAACCAGTTCGCGTGGCTGGAGAAGGTGCTGTTGCCGACGCTGGCCGCCAAGGGCATCACCGACCGCAAGCAGATCGAGGACGCTATCGGCAGCATCTTCTCGAACCGCACGGCGTCGGGCCTGTTCGCGCAGATGTATATGCAGCGGGAACAGATCCACAAGAACATGCGCCTGAACGAAGGTGCTGCCGGCATCGATCAGCTTGAAGCAAGGGCAAAGGGCACCCCTCAAGGCCAGGAACTGGACACGCTGGCAAAGGTGCATGACCTGGAGAAGGCGCTGGGCGAGAAGGTGCTGCCGCTGTACACGCGCGGCCTGGAGCTGGTCGGCAAGGCCGCCGAAGGCGTCACCACGTTCATGCAGGACCACCCGACGCTCGCCAAGGCCTTGGCCGTCTCGGTCGGCGTACTGGCGGCGGCGCTGGTCGTGCTGGGGCCGGCCATGCTGGCGGTGGCGTCCGTGCTGGGTCCCTACGCGATGTTGCACATCCTCTTCGGCAAGATGGGCGTCAAGGGCGGCGTGCTGTCCGGCGTGCTACGCGGCCTGGGCGGAACCTTCATGTGGGTCATGCGCGCCGTGGTGTTGCTCGGGCGGGCGCTCCTGCTGACGCCGATCGGGCTGACGCTAACGGTCATCGCCAGCATGGCCTACCTGGTCTACCAGAAGTGGGCGCCGATCAGCGGTTTCTTTTCGGGACTGTGGCAGCAGGTGAAGACGGCGTTCGATGGCGGCATCGCCGGCGTGGCCGCGCTGATCCTGAATTGGTCGCTGGCGGGCCAGTTCTACGCCGCACTGGCACCGGTGTTGCGGTGGTTCGGTTTCGACGTGCCGGCCAAGTTCAGCGAGTTTGGCGCCAACATCATGCAGGGGCTGGCCAACGGCATCCGCGGCGCGATCGGCTGGGTGACGGAAGCCGTGGGCAGTGTCGCAGACAGCACCATCAACAAGTTCAAGGGGCTGCTGGGTATTCACTCGCCCAGCCGCGTGTTTGCCGAACTGGGCGGCTTCACCATGGCCGGCCTGGGCGAAGGCCTCACGCGCGGCCAGGAAGGGCCGCTGCAGGCCGTTCAATCGGTGGCGGCCAGGATGACCAGTATCGGCGCCGGCATTGCCATCGGGGCGGCGCCGGCCGTGGCAAGCCCGGTGCGCTTCGACACCCGGCCGCCGCTGGTCGCCGGGACGGGCGCTGGCAGCGCTGCGGCGCCGGCCGCTACCGCGCCCATCACCATCGTCATCAACCCGCCGGCGGGTAGCGATGAACGGCTGATTGCGCGCCTGGTGGAAGACCGGTTGCGCCAGATCGAGAACCAACGCGCGGCGCGTGGGCGCTCGCGCTTCACCGATAGGGATTGACCATGATGATGGCGCTGGGGCTGTTCGTGTTCAGCCTGGACACGGCCCCTTACCAGGAGTTTCAACGCCAGGTCGGCTGGCGGCACCCGTCGAACAACCGGGTCGGCCAGCGGCCGGCCCGCCAGTTCACGGGGCAGGACGACGAGACGATCACGCTGTCCGGCAAGCTGCTGCCGGAACTCACCGGTGGCGAGTGGACGCTGGCCGCGCTGGAGGCCATGGCGAATACCGGCGACGCCTACACGCTCATCGAGGGCACCGGCCACTACTACGGGCAGTTCGTCATTGAGAATTTGGACATCAAGCGTACCTACTTCTTCCAGGACGGCGCGGCGCGCTCGGTCGATTTCACGATCAAGCTGGTGCGCGTGGACGATGACCTGGTGTCCAAGGTTGTGACCACCGTGACGAAGGCGCTGTCGTGACCGCTTCCATGCTCACCAGCGATACCGAGCCGAAGCCTATCTACCGGCTGAAGGTCGGTAGCAAGGACATTACGGGCCGCTTCCAGGGCCGGCTGATCGGGCTGACGCTCACCGACAACCCCGGCTTCGAGGCGGACCAGCTCGACATCGAGCTGGACGACAGCGACGGCCGGCTGGAGCTGCCCGAGAAAGGGGTACGCCTGGCGCTGTCGATCGGCTGGGCGGATACCGGCGTGGTGGACAAAGGCACGTTCAAGGTGGACGAGCTGGAGCACACCGGCCCGCCGGATCGCCTCACCATCCGCGCGCGTAGTGCGGACCTGGACGGCGGCCTGACCACCAGGCGGGACAACTCCTATGCCGGCAAGACCATCGGCGCCATCGTGCAGGCCATCGCCACCCGCAACAAGCTCACTTCCATGGTGAGCAAGAAGCTGGCCGGCAAGGTCATCGAGCACGTGGACCAGACAGGCGAGTCGGACGCTAACTTCCTGACGCGCCTGGCGCGAGAATTCGACGCCATCGCCACCGTGAAGAACGGGACGCTGCTGTTCATCCCCGCCGGCGAGCCGACCAGCGGATCCGGCATAGCGTTGCCGAAGGTGACCATCACCCGCGACGCAGGTGACACGCACACCTTCCTGGTGGCCGACCGGGAGAACTACAACGGCGTGAAGGCCTACTACCAGGACACCCGCGCCGGTGCGCGCGGCGAAGTCGTGATTGATGCCTCCAACGTCGCCGTGGCGAAAGAGAGACGAGACGGCAAGGTCAAGAAGAGGACGAAGAAGGCCGCGACGGTGGCCGCGCAACCTAACCCCGATAACGTGAAGGTGTTGCGCCACACCTATGCATCGAAGGCCAACGCCGAGCGCGCGGCGCGCGCCGAGTGGCGCAAGATTCAGCGCGGCGTGGCTACCTTCACGCTCACGCTGGCGCGCGGGCGGCCGGACTTGTTCCCCTCACTGCATGCGAGCGTGACCGGCTGGAAGCAGGACATCGACAACACGGCGTGGAGCGTTGGCAGGGTGACGCACAACCTGAATGATCGCGGCTACACAAGCTCGCTGGAGCTGGAGATCAAGCCGGAGAAGTTGGAAGAATCGGGTACGCCAGGCTGATGCAGCCGGCCGGCTGCACCGTGTTGTGACGTGACAATCGACAACAGGCGCAGCGTGCCTTGCACGCGCGCACGCGGCATCCTGCCGTCTCATTGCAGGCAAGACCGGATTTTTCATGCAGGACATTCGATGCGGCGGATGCAGCCGCAAACTCGGTGAAGGCGAATACACCCGCCTCGTCATCAAGTGCCCGCGCTGCCGGGCCATCAACACCTTGCGGGCCACGAGCCCCGCCCCGGAACGCCCCCGAGCGTCAAATCTTCAGGACGCTCATGTATGCCACCCCCGACGCACAGCGCAACATCCCTAGTCCCACTGTCGGTAGCCTCTTCGCCGGCATCGGCGGCTTCGACCTCGGCTTCGAGCGCGCCGGCTTCCGTACCGCCTGGCAGGTCGAAATCGACCCTATCCGCCGCGCCGTACTCGCAGACCGCTTCCCCCACGCCCAGCGCTTCGATGACGTGCGCGCCTGCGGACGGCACAACCTGCTCCCCGTCGATGTCATCGTCGGCGGCTTCCCCTGCCAAGACCTCAGCACCATGGGCAAGCGCGCCGGACTCGCTGGCGAGCGCAGCGGACTCTTCTACGAAGTCGTCCGCATTATCAACGAGCTGCGGCCTCGCTGGCTGGTCCTTGAAAACGTCACGGGGCTGCTCTCTTGCAACGATGGCGAAGACTTTGCGGCAGTCATCGGGACCCTTGCCGAATGCGGGTATCTGGGATTCTGGCGGGTGCTTAATGCTCAGTATTTCGGAGTCCCCACGAAACGCCGTCGCGTTTTCATGGTCGCCGGTTTGGGATGCCAGCCCCCCGTCGAGCTGCTGGCTGACGCCGGAGCAGTGGACCACCTTTCTCGCGCGCCGGGTGCGCAACAAACCGGCATTGACCTCGCGGGATGGGCTTACCCTACCTTACTTGCTGGCAGTGCACCCAGCCAAATCAACCTCGGCGGTTCAGGTCTCATCGCTGTCGAAGGCGGATGGCGTGCGATGGTTGAGCGGAGCCGAACGATTGAGCATCATGGGCTTTGCAAGGGACTGGATGCGGCCAACTTTGCAGAAGCTCAAGGTGCCGGAAACGCCGTCAGTCCGCCGGTCGCGGAGTGGGTCGCGCGACATCTCATCGAAGAATGCGCATGACGAGCAATAGCGGCTGCCGAACGTACCTAGCGTCGATGCCCTAGTCGTGCTGTGTCAATTGGTCGTGTTCGACAGCCGGCGCCCCAGGGAATGGAGAGCGATATCCGCTCCCAGGCAATGCGATTGAGTCTCGCTGATTTTTATTCTGATCAGGCGCTGGGCACCCAGTACGGATCGCGATGCGCTGTTGGGTCGAGCACGCACTCAAAAGTATCCGACTCATAGGCATGCATGATGGCGCCGACAGAGTAAAAGTGGCCGTCCCACTGGCAATCGGACAGAGGCGCATCCGCGAGGACCCAGCTCGTTACCAGCGCGGCAACCGCAGCACTAGTGACCGAGACCAGGGCAATCATCTTCCAACGCTGAGGGAAAGCGAGCTGCTGGCGTCTTTTGCGCCGGCCTCGCGATCCGGTAGGGGTTGCTGCTGTGTCTCGAATGGCTCTCGGCGCGAGAAAAATCGTGGTTCCGTTGATGATCTTTTTGACGTCGCCGTGAAATTCAAAACGTGACTTCATACTTCTAATTGGCGGCCCCTCTTTTTATTGTTAGCCGCTGGTGTTGAGACGGCGGGACTCTACGACAAGCGCCACACTGCCTACTAGCCCCTCCGGAGGGGGGCGGGCTGGGAGGAACAACGGCTAGTCGTCCTTGTCGGTACGCTTCTTCTTGCCGCTATCCGTGCGGACCGTCTGGTGGCGGGTTTCGTGGTAATCGCCACTGATGTTCTTGACGTCGCCAACCGAGCCGTGGAACACCATCTCGTTGCGCGTCTTCTTCACCTTCTTTTCTGCTTGAGGCTGGATGCCGCCGATGAGCGCCAGCACTCCAGATCGCCCCCGTGCATCGAGCTTGCGGTAACCCGTCAGCACCATCTCTTCATCGGGTGCCAGCTCCGCTGCCGAGTGCTTGCCCGTCAGCACGTACAGGACATCGATACCGACATCGGCCAACGCAGTGAGGTAGTTAGCGTCTGGCACGCGCTCGGACTTTTCATAGAGCACTTGCGTCTTCACTGACACACCGCCCAGCGCACCGAACTCGGTTTGGTTCAGCCCCTTGCGCTTGCGCTCCTCGGTGAGACGTTCCCCCAGGGATTCCATTTGCTCCATTTTTATCATTGAAATTGCACCGTTCGGTGCATATACTATGCGCTGTCCAATTGACCCGCTTAAGTATATCGACATGTCTATCGCGAAACCCCCGGTCTCTCCCGCCCGACGCGGCATTCTGACGACGCGCCCTGTCAGCGCCCGATTGATGCCTCACGAACTCGCCGCGCTCGAAGCCCAGGCACTGAAGGAGAACCGTTCCGTTTCCAGCATGGTTCGCCTCATGCTCATCAAAGGCATGGAGGCGTCCGGCCTTCCGCTCCTCGAACCCTCCCAGGGCTGACTGCCCGCGCTCCGGCCCATCGATCCCGTCGTCCCGGCGCTCACGCGGAGGAACCCTCTCAATGAAACTCGTCTGCCCGCATTGCGACACGCGCATGCATATCCGCACCAGCCGCCCGGTGTCGCTGCTGTCGCGCGAGTTGTATGCCCAGTGCCCCAACGTGGACTGCGCTTACACGTGCGTGGCCATCGTCTCGCAAATCCGCACCATCGCGCCGTCCATGGCGCCCAACCCCAAGGCTTACCTGCCGATCGGCCGGACCCGCCATCTGCCCGGGAACCCGCGCCAGCTCGACTTGCTGCCCGGTTGACGGCGTAGCCCGCTAACCCCTTCCCCTCGCGTTCTGTTTTCGCGCCCTGCTCGGCGCGAGGGGCCCTCTTTTGCCCAAAAACCGCCGCCGATGCGGCTTTGCTTGGAGTTTTTTCATGCAACACCTGCCTGAAACCGCTGTCCTGACCTTCGAGAACGTCGAGTTCGATGTGGTCGACCTGCACAACATCCCGTGGCTAAGGGGTATGCAAGTTGCCTACGCCCTGGGGTATCAGAACCCTCGGCAGGACATCAAAAACCTGTACGACCGCAACGCCGACGAGTTCACCGGCGAGATGACGCAGATCGTGGAGCTGGACACGGCCGGCGGCCGTCAGCCGGTGCGCATCTTCAGTCCGCGCGGCTGCTATCTGCTGGGCATGCTGGCACGCACCGAGCGCGCCAAGGCGTTCCGCGGCTGGGTGCTGGACGTGCTGGAGGGACGCCAGTTGCCACGCAAGGTGGCAACGCTGACTGTGCCGCAGCACCTGGCAGCGCTGCGCTATCGCGGCGCCCTGATACGCGAGCTGGCCGCTGCGCAGGCGTTGCCGGTTGCACAGGAGCTGTACGCGAACCTGCTGCACGTCTCGCGCCTGTTGGGCATGTCCGCGCTCCCGCTGGCAAAGCTGGCGCCGATTGCCTGCCAGCAACAACTGCCAGGCCTTGCCTGAGAGGTGCCGCATGAATACCTATCTGATACGAATCACGGCCCCGAACGGTCAGCACCTCCATATGACGGTGCTTGCCTCTTCCCGTGCTGACGCATTCACGCAGGTGTTGCGCGAGCTGGAAGCCCCGGCCCCTGAGAACCCGCCAGCCCGCGACGGCTGCACCCGTCCCGCCGGGGAGGCCGCGTAATGCTCGCCCTGGCAGACCTGTGGATGCTGGCGTCCGCTCTGGTGTCGGTCGCACTGTTGAACTACGGCGCCCACACCCAGCGCTGGGGCGCGCTGGTCGGCCTGCTCGGCCAGCCGGCCTGGCTGTACCTGACGCATGTAACCGGCGAGGCTGGGATGTTCACCGCCAGCCTGTTCTTCACGCTGTGCTACGGCCACGGCGTGTGGCGCGGGTTTTTCTGCCGCCGCCATGGGTAAGCCCGACATCACGGAAGCGGACGTGCGTTGGACCCACCGCTTCCTGCGGCTCACCACGCCCTATGACGCCATGCCGCCCGAACTCCGCGCGGCCGTGGTCGCCGCCGCAAACGCGCTGGCGCCCCGCCTGCGGCGGCGCCAGCGCGCCAATTCTTTCCCCGTTGACCTGAAGCGCCGCGCCGCCGGCGATCTGGACGACTGACTGTTCCACGTTACAACCATGAAAACATCCATCGCTTTCAACATCGACACCAACAGCCTGCAAGGCTGCACCGACGACTACCTTGCCGCTCTGTGGCATATCGCGCAGATCAATCCGGCCTGGAACGAGAGCCACGACGCCGGCGTGCTGGTGGAACACATCGGCCGCGAAATCATCCGGCGGTGGATGCGCGGCGCACCGGTGCCGCTCTGGAACATCCAGGGCGGTGACTACTACCACCAGCAGCTGATTCGTTTTGCGCAATGGAACGGAATTGACTGGGAGGCCATGCCGGTCGGTTCCCTTACCGATGTGCAACAGGCCGTACCGGAGAGCCTGTGATGCGGCTTTGCGAAATCAGGGACGTCCGCTCCGCTTCCACATTTGGAGGCAAGGGATGAACCCAACCCTCACCGCCGACATCGTGTCCCGTCTGCTGCGGGACTACGACTTCAAGGAGCGCCAGAACAAGCTTGAGGCGGGTATCTGCCCATCCTGCGGCAAGCGCACGCTGTGGACCTTCTCCGACGCTCCCTGGGTCGTCCGCTGCAACCGCCTCAACAAATGCGCGTCCGAGTCTCATGTCAAGGAGCTGTACCCCGAGCTGTTCGCGTCGTGGAGCGACCGCTACGTGCGTTCGCCCGAAACCCCCAATGCCGCTGCGGATGCCTACCTGCGCGACGCCCGCGGCTTCGATTTGGCACGCATTGCCGGCTGGTATGTGCAGGAGAGCTACTACAGCCACGAACTGAAGATTGGCAGCGCCACAGTGCGCTTTCCCCTTGCTGCGGGAGCATACTGGGAGCGCATCATCGACCAACCGGAGCGATTCGGCGACCGCAAGGCCACCTTCCATGGGCAATATGGCGGCACCTGGTGGCAACCGCCCAACCTTCCGGCAGACGCTGCCGAAATTTGGCCGGTGGAGGGCATCTTTGACGCGATCGCGCTTCTGCACCACGGCATCGCGGCCGTGGCCTTGCTGTCGTGCGTCAACTACCCGCGTGCCTCGCTGGCTGCTTTGGCGGAGCAATGCGCGGCTGCCGGCCGAGCACGTCCGCGACTTGTATGGGCGCTCGACGATGACCGCGCCGGCCGTCGCTACATGGCCCAGCACATCGAGCGTGCCCGTGCGGACGGCTGGACCGTGGCCGCAGCGCTGCCCAAGCAGGCTGGCAAGCTCAAATTGGATTGGAACGAGTTGCACCTGCGTGACCGGCTATCGCCGCAACACGTGGAGGAATACCGCTACCTGGGCGACTTGTTCACCGCTGCCAGCCCGTCCGAGAAGGCCCGCCTGGTCTACCACCGAGGCGGCGACGCACAATTCCCGTTCGACTATCGGAACCGGCTGTACTGGTTCAAGCTGGAACTGGACGCCTTCCAGCGCGAAACCGCCGCGGTGCGCGAAGCGCACCCCAACATGCCCGACGGCGAAGTGCGCGAGCACGCCGTGCTGCGCGCCGGCGTGGTGCAGATGGTCGCCAACTGTCAGCCCACCGCGCTCTACTACCAGGCCAGCCCGCAAACCGACGAGTCCTGGTACTACTTCCGCGTGGCCTTTCCACACGATGGCGAGCCGATCAGGGCGACATTCACCAGCGCGCAGATCGCCAGCAGCAGCGAGTTCAAAAAGCGCCTGCTGGGCGTGGCGCCGGGCGCCATGTATACCGGCACGGGCGCCCAGCTCGACGGCTACCTCGCGCGCCAGCTAGCACGCATCCCCACCGTGCAGACCATCGATTACGTGGGATACAGCAAGGAATATGGCTGCTACGTCTACGGCGACGTGGCGGTCAAAGACGGCCGGCTTTGCCGCCTCAATGATGAAGACTTCTTCGACATCGGCAAACTTGCCATCAAGACCATCAGCCAGTCCGCCACCCTGAGCCTCAACACCGATGTCAAGGCTATGTCCGCCGACTGGCTTGCCTTGCTGTGGCAGGCTTTCGGGGCTAAAGGGCTTGTTGCTCTGGCCTTCTGGTTCGGCAGCCTGTTTGCGGAGCAGATTCGTTCGGCGCATAAGAGCTATCCATTCCTGGAGCTGGTGGGCGAACCCGGTGCTGGCAAGACCACGCTGATTGAATTCCTGTGGAAGCTGTGCGGCCGACGCGACTACGAAGGCTTCGACCCGAGCAAGTCATCCTTGGCAGCGCGCGCCCGGAACTTCGCGCAAGTGTCCAATCTGCCTGTGGTGCTGATCGAGGCGGATCGGAGCGAGGAGGGAGCCAAGCAACGCGGCTTCGATTGGGACGAGCTGAAAACTGCCTACAACGGCCGCAGCACCCGCGCGCGCGGGGTCAAGAACGGCGGCAACGAAACCTACGAGCCGCCTTTCCGGGGGGCCATCGTCATCAGCCAGAACGCCGAGGTCAGCGCGAGCGACGCGGTGCTTCAGCGCATCGTGCATATCTACTGCGACCGATCCGCGCAGACGCCCGCCACGCGCGCCGCCGCAGAGGCGTTGGAGCGCATCGCCATCGAGGACGTGTCCGCCTTCCTCCTTGCGGCTGTCATGGCGGAAAGCCGCGTGCTGGAGGCATTCAATGCCTGCGTGTCGCAGCACGAAAAATTTCTGCTGGAGCGCCCCGAAGTGAAAACGGTGCGCTTGGCAAAGAACCATGCGCAAATCATGGCGATGGTCGATGCCCTGCGGCTCGTGCTGCCGCTTACCGACGAGCAGCACGCGGCCGGCTTGGCCGAACTGAGCCGCATGGCTGCGGCGCGTCAGCAAGCCATCAGTGCGGATCACAGGCACGTCCAGCAGTTTTGGGAAGTTTACGACTTCATCGAGTCGGCCGACGACGACCGCCCGATCCTCAACCACTCACGCGGGGCCTGCCTGATAGCGATCAACCTCCAGCACATGGCTCAGGCGGCCGGCGAGCGGCGTATCGAGCTGCCCACCATTGAGGACTTGAAGCGCGTGCTGAAGACCTCGCGTCAGCGCAAGTTTGTGGATATCCGCGCTGTCAACAGCGCCATCAATGCCTATTACAACCGAGAACACCTGCACGCGCCCAAACGGCCGGAGACCGTCAAGTGCTGGGTGTTCGAGTCTGGTAAACGGGGAACCAAAGCATGAGCCAGCACGGATCGAGTGAAGTCACGTCCGAGGAATTTGCGCGCCTGGTTGCGGAGTTGCGTCGTCTCCTGCAGGCCGTGCCGCTGCCGGACCAGCTGTGGGACGCTGCCACGATTGCAGATTGGATGGGCCTGTCAGCGGAAACTGTCGCGGAAGCGGTGGTGGTCCGGGACGGGTTCCCGAAGCCCGTCCAGCCTACCGCAGCGCGCCAAGGCAAACGCCTTTGGTTTGCCGATGAAGTCATCCAGTGGGCGCGAGCCAATCGCGGCCGCCTGCCCACCGGCCGGGGGCGCAGGCGTCAAGCCTAA